TGAAGAAATTCCTGTCTCAAAGCCTACCGGTTCAGGAGTTTGTCCTGTTTGTCAGTGCTATCTGTGTAGATGTCCTGATGATGGTACTTCACCTGTACCTATTGAGGTTAAAACCTCTAGGAAAGGGAAGGAAAAGGTCCATGGTCACCAGCGTAGTGCGTCGGCAGACGACGCCCTTCTTGATGAAGTTTATGATTTGGTGAACGAAGGAAATGAAGATGAAGCCAGTTCGGTTGACAGTCTGTCAGATGATGTCCAGCGCATGAGAATTGCAGGCTGGCCAGAGAATGGACTTACGCCGCGAGACTTGCATGCACTGACAACAGAGCAGCAGCAAGAAAACTTGCAGCGGAATAAGGAAATTCTCAGGCGATCACGACAGTGGAAAGCTGATCAATTGTTGAGACCGGTTGAAGGATACGAAAGTGCTGGAATGTTGGAGCAGAGTAATCGCCCAACTGGTGTATCTTACCCGATGCGAACTGAAGGCAAAGCAGGCGAGCAGGAGACAGAAGAAGACGATGTCGAAAGATACGTCCGGGAAGAAGAAGAAGCGCAAGCTTTACTTCCTGCTCCACTCGCTGACGGAGAGCCCACATGGTGGGAACTCATTTGTGAGGCCTCCTCCGATCTAGCTTGGCTTGCCAAGTCTCATTATGATGAGAAAGTTGCACCTTACGTGACTGTGAAGTCCGTGTTAGCAGTTGCAGCGGTAGTTACAACTATTGGAGTTGCTCTGGCCGCAGCCTTGGCATCAGGTAAATCTGATGTAATCATGCCTGAAGGGCATGGCAGGAAACCTATGATTCGCTATCATGTGCCTATTCGGACACGAAGGCCATTGAAGAAGCGACTCGAACATCTCGAATCTGAGGAAGACATTGATGCACACTTGAACGGTGAACGTCAAGAGCATAGAAATGTAGAGATGGATCGGTGGGATGCACTGAAAGAGGAAGAAGATGAGTACTACGCGAAGAGACATTTGGTCGGTGGACCTAGTGAGATCTATCGCGGTGAAGGTGCAAAAGTGAACCAGAAAGCCCAGGAATTGGGTATGAAATGGTTCCCCCGTCAGATTGACCCTGCGACTGTTGCGAAGAGGCGAAGAGCCATTCGCAGAGCGCAGACCACCCCCAAAAGCCACACACTTGGAGAAAAGGTGCGACTTGAGGAGGCTCGGAAAGATTTTCCCCTGTATGAGGAAGCTCTTCTTGGCAAGCAGCGGTTTGTGTATAACGAACTTGCGAGCACGTGCGTGAAAATCGCATATGATGCCGAAGAGACTTCCTCCGGGACGTTAATCCCCGGGGCCACCCTTGTTCCGCTCCACTCCCTTGTTGAAGGTAAAGAGGTCAGCGTGCATAATGCCGCTTTGTCCGCCAAACTTCGTGGTGAAGTGATTCCCCTGCATAATGATGCAGGTGAGGACCTTGATCTCGGTCTGTACCATTCATATGGTGCATTTGCTTGTAAAAGCGTTAAGATGCGAGCCCCGAAGAATGAGCGTGTGATACAGATAGGCTTTACCCCCAAAGATGAAGTTGAACCCAGTTTTGGCGTCGGTTTTTGCTCCGCAGAGGGCATGTATGACGCCCCTACTGACTTCAAGGTTTGTGGTGGAGGTGTGTATGCAGTGGAAGATGGAGCGCTTGTTGGTATTCACATTGGTGGTGGCCAACATTGCAATCGGTTTATCCCCTTCACGGAAAGGTTGATTGAGCAGATACGCTCACACCTGAAGGTGGTACCGAGATTGCATAGCACGCTTTTTCATTAATGCCGCCAGCCCCGTCCACTCTTGTTGAAGAGGGACGGGAGTTCTGGCGGCGTTATCCTGAAGCCCCGTTTAAATATACGCAGGGTTTTAGGGGTACAGCAGTGCTTAGTGAGCTCCACAGACGTATGCTGAAACAACAGTATTTCCCCGTTATAGGATCGGTCCCCAAGTCCTTTTTGGGTAGGAACCGACGCGGGATGGATATTAATGTTGTACAGTTTGAAAATGAAACCGATAAAAAGGTTGAGCGCAAGAACTGGGGCCTTCCTGTTCCGAACAGAGAAGCAGCATATATCTCGCTTGCGAAGTATTCTAAGGATGTTACGGCCTTGGATGCTCGCAGTGCGTTAGCTTGGAATGGTTCAGCGGATTGGCTCCGCCGCCATTTCGGCGTCCATATGCAAAATTCACGGGTGAAGTCTCAAGAAGAGGTTGTAGTTGGTCTAGATATGACCACCTCCCCTGGCTTCCCGTGGACACGTAAATACGCAAACAAGCGTGCCATGTACGATGATTGGAAAGAGTTTTCCCAGTACATGGAGGACGATTGGGATCGCCTAAAGTGTAATGACTATGTTGCGATCTTCGGAAACTCCTTGAAGGAGGAGATCCGATTAGCCGAAAAGATAGACGCAAATTCTTTGCGAACTTTTACGGCTGGACCCATTGAGATGACCATTCATGGAAATAGGTTGTTTGAAGATATGAATGAGAAGTTCTATGCTTCACATCTCAAGACCGCGAGTGTTGTGGGCTTTTCGCCTTGGAAGGGCGGCTGGGACGAGTTATACCGTAAGTTGAAGAAATTTGACAACGGTTTCGCCCTAGATGAGTCACAATACGATTCGTCACTTCGAGCCTATTTGATGTGGGCCGTGGCGGAGTTTCGTTGGTCGATGCTTCGAGAGGAGGACCGGACGCCTGATAATTTGGCGCGGTTGCAGGTTTATTACCGCAACCTTATAAATACGGTCATTATCACATCCGATGGTGTGTTTGTTCAGAAACAGGGAGGAAACCCGTCTGGTTCAGTGAACACCATCGTGGATAATACGTTAATTCTGTACATGTTGTTAGCGTACGCATGGCAGATGAGTTGTCCTAGCGCAATGCGCTCTTATGAAGCCTTTGACGCCTCTTTGGCGCTGGCTCTTTGTGGTGATGATAACACCTGGACAGTCTCTGACGAAGCATTGTGCTTCTTCAATGCACGATCTGTCATTGAAGAATGGGCCAAAATTGGAGTGATCACTACTACCGATTGTTTGGACCCACGTCCTGTGGAGGAGCTTGATTTTTTGTCAGCATTCACGGTGTTTATTGATGGTATTGCGATACCCATTTATAACCGTGAAAAGTTGCTGACTAGCTTACTCTATTCACGCTTGCCAGGTGACCCCGCATATACGCTCATACGAGCAGCAGCATTGCTCCGTGTCGGTTGGGCGGATGTTCAAGTGCGTGGTTACCTTCGTGAATTTATCTCATGGCTTGTATCTTCTTATGGAAATGTCTTGCGAGACTCTAAGGAGTGGAAGGATGCATTGTCCCAAGTACCATTGGAAGAAGATTTGCGTAAATTTTATCTCGGCCTGGAGGGTGTGCAGTACCCGTTGGAGGCTCAAGGTGCGCGTAATGCGCAGGCGGACAGGTATACCCCCGCTATAAAAATTGAGAACCCCGAAAAGAGCAAGATGAATCAAGTAGCCTTGCCCCAAAGATCGAGACAACAACGGCAGCCGAGGAACCGTAGGCAGCCGCGTAGACGACAACGGTTGGTTGGACCAAGGATGCCGAGAGGCAATTTCCTTTCTGGTCGTGGAGGCCAGCAATCATTTCAAGGCCCTCGCCGCCGGCGTGGACGTCGTGGAGGACGCCGCCGGGGTGCAGGGGGCCGTGGTCAGGGAGCAGTTAGAGGTGCTGGAAACCTTATGCTCACTGGAAAACCCTTTGGCATGGGAGCGTAAAATCGCTCTGTGGGTCAGAGGAGGATAAAACGTGTTCAGAATGACGAGTTTATAGCAACTGTCATTTCTGCTGCAACTGGGGCTAATTTTGGCAATCAAGCTTTTGCCATAAACCCTGGTCATGCAGCCACGTTTCCTTGGCTTTCAGGAGAAGCCACTCAATGGGAGAAATACCGCTTTGAGTACCTTGAGTTCTACTATGAGCATGACGTTTCGTCTTTTGCCACTGCAGGAACCACTGGGAAAGTTGTCATGAGTTTGGATTATGACGCAGCGGATGCCCCCCCCACAACCAAGCAGCAGATGTTGGATACTGAGCCACATGCTGATGGAATGCCAAATGAGGACTTTGGCCTAATCGCAAACCCAGCAGATTTATCAGGGAACACTGATTTGCACTATGTGCGTTTAGCGGGTTTGCCGGGCGGTGCGGACATACGTCTTTACGATGTCGCAAACTTCAATATTGCCACTCAAGGCATCGCTAGTAATGCTACCGAATTGGGAGAGCTGCATGTGCGCTACTCCTGTGTGTTTGAAGTACCCGTCCTTTCGTCGGACTTGAAGACAGCTCCGGCGAATAATTCTGTGTCATGGTTTGAAAGTGTAGCCACTGAAGCTTTCACCACTGCCACACCTGTTGCATATTTGTTGCAAACCATCAAGGCAGATGGTATTGGGTGTTCTCCGAACGCCTCAACTGGTGTGATGACCCCCCCAGCCGGAAATTATTTGATTGATTTCTGGTCGTCTTCAGATGATACTGCATCCGAAACTTTTAGAGTTTTGTTAGATGTTAATAAGAATGGTGTCTCTATTTTGAATAATGGAGGCACGTCTATCGTTCCTGGTGCTGTAGACCCTTCAATTGGGACCACCAGTAATCTTGGGGCTGCAGGTTCCGCCTTTGTTTCAGCGAATGGAACAGATCAATTTAAGCTGATCGGAGAGCTCGTTGGTGCTGCTGGCACTTTGACGAGTACTGGTTCAATACGTTGGACCGCAGCTTGAGGCGAAGAGGCAACTACTAGCCTTAATGGTAGTTTATGTCGTACTCACAGGCCCTGAATAAGCTTGAGAGCGTAGCTCCGTATGAGTACATTGTTAGAAATTTCTTGTGTAGAAACCGTCTTTCCAGGCTGACGTTAAAATGCCTGGACGATAGTCCATACGATCTGTATGAAACCCGTGGACGACGGGTGTCGTGATCAGTCCTATTGGATGTTGAGTACATCCCGTGTTTGGAGACATTTCTACGTTATGAAATGAAGAGTCAAACCTCAAGGGAGGGACTCGGCCGTTTAGCGGCCTGTTATGA